CAAGTACAAGCGCAGAAAGCAGTTATTGACGCCGAGACTGATCGTATGAAAATCATCATGGATGATGATAGACAACGTGACATTGAAGAAGCACAAATACGCTTAAAAGCACTCGAATTGCAAGGAAAGTACGGTACACAAGTTAACATTGCTGAAATCAATGCTATTATGGAAAGGGATCGCGAAATGATAAGAGAAGCGGCCAAAATACAAGCACAAGGATTATTCAGCAATGTCACAGAAAACAACAGCTCATAAATATTATGATCTTGAGATACTCGAAGGTGAATACGTTTACTCAGCCTACGAACTTAAAGCTAAGTCTTTCAAAGAAGCAATTATGATTATGAAAACTTTGTTTGACGAGCGCATAGATTTAGATTCCGAAGTAATTTATTTTGACGAAAAAACGATACACTAATGGCAGACCCAAGATTAAAAAGAGCTGGTGTCAGCGGTTATAACAAACCTAAGAGAACACCAAATCATCCCACGAAATCGCATATTGTTGTCGCCAAACAAGGTGATAAAATAAAAACCATAAGGTTTGGACAACAAGGCGTAAAAGGCGCGGGTAAAAATCCAAAAACAAAAAAGGACAAAGCCAGGCGCAAATCATATTACGCCAGGCATAACGCTCAAGATCCAAACCCAAGTAAGTTAAGCGCTCGATTTTGGAGTCATAAAGTAAAATGGTAGCAAAAAGAAAATTTAAAAAAGTAGCCAAAACAAAAGGCGGAGTGCCAAAAAAATATGTTCGTGGCTCTAAGAATCCAAAAGCTAGAGAAGCAGAGATAAAAAGAACAGCAAGACTTTATCGCCAGGGCAAACTTACTCCAGCAATGATGAAACGTATTAGTAAACAAAGGAGCAAAGGATGAGCGCAAAAGAAGATGTCATAAATAAATATCACAAGTCCAGCGGTATTTCTAAATCAGTTTTGAGAAAAGTTTATTCCAGGGGCGCGGCGGCTTATTTTTCGTCAGGCTCAAGACCAAAGACTTCTCAACATGCCTGGGCCGCAGGACGCGTTCGATCGTTTGCCACCGGGAAAGGCGGAGCTAGAAAGGCTGACGCTGATTTGTTAAAATCATCTAAATCCAAAAAAAGGAGGTAATTATGCCAATGGGAAAAGGAACTTATGGTTCAAAAAAAGGAAGGCCAGCAAATAAAAAGAAAAAGAAAAAAACTAAAGCTAAAAAGTACGGGTATTAATATGCCAATAAAAAAATATTCACCTAAACAAAAAAAGTTAGCTAGAGTTGCAAAACCTAGAAACAAAATAACTGGTGCTGATTTCAAAAAACTTAAAGCTAAGAAAAAGAAAAAATGAAAAAAATTAGTAAAAAAGTTATGGTTAAGGGTGTAGATATTTCAAGTCTTACAAAAAGACAGCAAGATATTATGAAAAAACACTCTAAACATCACACTAGCAAACACATGAAGTCTATGACAAACATGATGAAAAAAGGTAAAACTTTTACTGAGGCGCATAAAGCAGCACAAAAAAGAGTAGGCAGATAATATGAAAAAATATTTAACTTTTTTGTTTTTTCCAAATTTAGTAATTTCTCATTCTTTAGATAATGTTACGCATATTCACATGGAAGGTGTATTTTTATTACTAATAACTCTTATATTTTTTGTAGAGTTATTAAGAAGAAAAAGATAGCCTTGTTGTAAGGCTATGAATGAAATTGTTACTATAATAAATGAAGTTGGTTTTCCCATAGCTGCAACTCTCGGATTAGGTTTTTTCTTATGGAAGTTATTGAACAAAATAGTAAATGGCATGGAGCAAAAGATAGACGTGGTAGATGACAAAATAAACGAGTCTCTCCAGGCCGTTGAAAAAAGATTAGATTCAAAACTAGATTCTCAAACACAAATTCTTATACAGCTTATTGACAGAGTAAGGTCTGTTGATAATGAAATCATACGCCAGGACATATTGTTAAAAACAATTCTGGGCGTACCTAACTTAATTGAAAAAGACAAAATAGCAAAAGCAAATCAAAAAGATAAGAGGAAAGACTAATGGCTGATCCAATAACCAATTCAGTTGTCGGCATTGCTGGCAGCGTACTCAATAAATTCGTTGCAGATAAAAACTTAAAAATGCAACTTGAGCATGAACTCAAGACACAATTACAAACTGCTAACCTGGCACAAATAGAGGTCAATAAGATTGAAGCTGCTAGTAAGAGTTGGTTCGTAGCCGGGTGGAGGCCGAGTGTCGGCTGGTGCTGTTCTTTGGCCATGATGTATCATTTCATCCTTGCGCCTATGATTCAGTTTGCTATTGGTATAGCTGGTGTTCAAGTTGATTTGCCGGAGTTTGATTTTACTCAGTTATCTACAATATTAATGGCGATGCTCGGCATGGCAGGTTTAAGGTCTGTAGAAAAAATACAAAAAGTTACCAAAGGCAATTAATGTTCTGGGAAAATTTTAATTTAGATGAGTTTGCTTGCAGGCATTGTGGCAAAAATTTAATAAGTCACAACCTTGTTGATAGGCTGCAAAGTTTACGAACTGAATTAGCTTTTCCCTTTGTAATTACTTCTGGCTACAGATGCCCGGAACATCCAAACGAAATAAATAAAAGCAAGCCTGGTACACATGCTATGGGTTTAGCAGTTGATATTTTGTCTTATGGCGAACAAGCGTATAAAATTGTCACTACAGCGCCTAAACACGGTTTTGCAGGAATAGGTGTAAACCAAAAAGGCGAAGGAAGATTTATACATTTAGACATTGCAGATGAAACACATGGAAAAACAAGACCTACCATTTGGAGTTACTAATGGCTAGGGCAACAGTAAAAGAAGTCGCGGCACAAATAGATCAGCATGAGGCCGTTTGTGCTGAACGCTGGAGCAATGCAAACGACAGATTTGATCGCCTGGAAGAATTAATATCTCAAAACACAGTCAGGCTTTGGTGGATAGCAGGCATAATTATTTCTTTGTTGTCGTCCTTAGTGTTTAAGTTAATGGTTTTATGATTACAGAAGAAGAAGCTCGTAAATCGCTCCTGGCAGAACAAATATTAGATAGTGAAGTATTTCAAGATGCTTTGCAAAAACTCAAAGAAGAATACATAACAAAATGGTTGCAAAGCACCAATTTAGAAGATGTCAACGAAAGAGAATCAATACACAAAGCTATTCAGCTGATTCCAGAGATAGAAAAACATTTAAGAATTATTGTCGAGAAGGGCAAACTTACCAAAACTCACATTAATAAAATTAGGAATGTTCTTTAAGACAATATAAAATAACTAACTAAACGAGGTATATATGAGCAACATCGAGAAACCGACTGCTTTAAGAAATGACTTAGAAGAGACCACAGCATCATTTGAGGGTTTCTTGGCCCCACAAGAGCCAATAGAAGAAACCGCAGAAGATGAAGTCCAGGAAGTCGAAGAAATAACCGAGGAAGAGGTTTTAGAACCTGAGGCTGACGACGAAATTGATGAGGAGTTAGAGGAAGAGGAAGAAACCGAAGAAGAAGTTGAAGAACAAGATCTAGCAGAAGATTTGAACCAACCTCAAACTTTCTCCGTCAAAGTTGATGGAGTTGAATATGAGGTGACGGAAGAAGAGTTAATGGCTGGATATTCTAGGCAACAAGATTACACGCGCAAAACTCAGAAACTCGCGGAACAGGCAAAATCTGTAGAACAAAAGGACAAAGAGTTAGCGGAGAAAGATGCGATCTACGCACAGTTGTTACCAAAATTGGAGGCCCAAATACAAGGCCAACTTGGAAACGAGCCAGATTGGGACGCACTATACGAGCAAGATCCTGTCGCTTATGTTAAGAAGCAACAAGAATGGAACGCTGCGAAAGAACAACTTAGGAAAGTTGAAGAGGAACAAGCCAGAGTTCAAGAAGAACAACAGGCTGAACAAGCAAAACAAATTCAAGAATTAGTTGAGCTTGGCAATCAAAGACTTTTAGAGGAAATTCCAGAGTGGTCAAAACCAGAAGTTGCACAAAAAGAAAAGCTAGAGATTCGTCAATTTGCGATTGAAAAACTAGGTTTTACGGCACAAGAGATAGACGCTACGATAGATTACCGAGCGCTGCTTGGGTTGAGGAAAGCTATGTTGTATGACAAAACTGTTGAAGCAACAAAGAAAAAACCAACACAAAAAGCTGCTTCCCGCGTTGCCAAACCAGGCGCAGTAACCAAAACCAAAAAGGTAGCTCCAGCGAAGAAAGCAAAACAAAGGTTGGCTAAGTCCGGGAAAGTCCAGGATGCGGCCAAAGTTTTTGAACAAATGCTAAATAAATAAGAGGTAAAAAATGGCACAAGTTACAAATGCTTTTGATACTTATGAAGCGATTGGTAATAGAGAAGATTTAGCAGATATTATTTATAATATTTCTCCTACTCAAACACCATTCCTTTCAGCTATAGGCAAAAGGCAAATTTCAAACGTCCAATTTGATTGGCAGACAGAAGTTTTACCAACTCCTTCTTCAACAGGTCAACTTGAAGGATTCGAGCTAAGTAAATCTACTTCTACTAATACAACTAGGGCAACCAACGTAGCAATGATCTCAAGCAGAGACGCTACAGTAACCGGGTCTCAAGAGGCTACCGACACAGCTGGTAAGAACTCTGAGATGGCGCACCAACTAGCTATCATGGCTAAAGCTCTGAAAAGAGATATGGAAGAAGCGCTTACTCAGAACATTGCCAAAAATGCTGGTAACGTCTCTACTGCGAGACAAACTAGATCTTTGGAAACTTGGTACGCTACCAACGTAAACAAAGCTAGTGATGGCGCAAATGGATCTGACTCAGCAGCTAGAACTAACGGAACTAGAAGAGATTTAACCGAAGCTATGGTTAAAGATGTTCAACAACAATGTTTCGCTAGCGGTGCAGAGCCTTCTTTATTGATGGTCGGGCCTTACAACAAATCAGTTATCTCTGGTTTTACAGGTAGGTCTCAAGCTAGACAATTTGTCGATGCTAACACTATCGAGGCTTCTGTCTCTATCTACTCTGGAGACTTTGGTGAACTACAAGTAGTTCCTTCAAACAGAAGTAGAGAACAAGCTGTTCACTTGTTAGACCCAGAATTTGCTGCTGTAGCATATCTTAGAGATTTTGAAACTATTGATATTGCAACAGTTGGTGATGCTGAAACTAAGATGCTCCTTGTTGAGTATGGCTTAGAAATGAGAAATGAAGCTGCACACGGTATCGTGGCAGACGTCAAAGTATCTGATTCAGACGCTGGTTAATAACTAAAAGGAAGGGGGCTTCGGCCCCCTTTTTTTAAATGGCAATCACAACAATCATAGATGTCAAAAACGGTCTAACTAACAAGTTTGCAACCGAGGATGATAAGTACGTTTACCAAACTCATCAAAATGTCCAACCCGTCCTGGACGCTGTAAAAAATTATAGTCAATTAGATCCAGGAAAAGAGTTCAGACATGTCGCAGAAATACCTATGGTTATATATAATAAAATGCTTAGAGAAGGATCTATAAAAGACAAGTCACATTTGAAAAGATGGCTTAACGATCCTGATAATAAAATGTTTAGAGTTTGGAAAGGCAAAATATGACGTACTCAGAATTAAAAACCAGAATAGCTAGTTATTTGAACAGAAGTGATTTAACTTCTGAGCTTGATGGTTTTATAGATCAAACAGAGGCAGAATTAAATAGGATGTTAAGAACTGCTGATATGGTCAAAAGAGCAACAGCTACAGCAGAGTTGCAATATTTATCTTTACCAACAGATTGGCTAGAGGCCATAAACGTAGAGATAGCATCAAACAATTTTCAACCTGTCTTGCAACAATCTATAGAGAGCTTGGATATGTATAGGGCAGCAAATGATAATCAAACAGGACAACCAATTTATTTTGCTTTGGTTGATAACACTATGGAGTTTGCTCCTAGTCCAGACAAATCATACACATTACAGCTGACTTACTATGCAAGATTAGCAAGTCTGAGTGATAGCAACACAACAAACTTTGTTTCAAATAATCACCCGGACGTTTATTTGTATGGAGCTTTGAAACACGCTTCTATCTTTCTGATGGAGGACGATAGAGTTGCGCTGTTCAGCAATCTTTTTGATAAGGCCTTAGAAGAAATGAGAATGGAACAAGAGTATCGTGAGTTCGGAAAAGGATCACTAATTCAAAGAAGAAGAACTTATGGTAAGGCCAAAAAAAATATATACTACATGAGCTAAGAGGTAATTTATGGCAGGATTTACAGACTATTTAGAAGATGCTTTGTTAAAGCATGTTTTTACTAACACTTCATATACTTCCCCTTCTGCGGTGTATGCAGCTTTATATACTGTTGCTCCGTCAGATACAGGTGGAGGAACTGAGGTATCTACTTCCGGGACAGCTTACGCCAGGCAAGCAATGGCCTTTTCTGTTTCAGGTACAGGCACTCTAGCAACAAATTCAGCCGCAGTTGAATATCCAACTGCTACAGCTGATTATGGAACAGTAGTTGCTGTAGGCATATTTGATGCTTCTTCATCTGGTAATTTATTAGCTTACGCAAACTTAACAGCCAATAAGACAGTTTCTTCTGGCGATGTTTTTCGATTCAACGCAGGTGACGTAGATATAACTTTGACGTAGGGTAATGTCCGAACAAACATATAACTTTGGACGTTACAACAAGTCTAATTGGAATAATCTTCAATATGATTTTGGTGCGGTCGCCGTAACAGGCGTCTCGCTCGTTACTGCTGACGGTCGAAAAATTAATCTTGGCGCAAGCGCCGTTTCTTTAACTTCTAGCGCATCCGCAGCTGGACTTAGAATACTTAACACCGATGCAGCCACAATAAGCGCGTCAAGTATTGTCGCAGCTGCTATACAAATAGATCTTGGGGCCTCAAATATTTCTGCCGTTTCAAGCCTGGCATCCGCTGGACAGTTAGTGCTTCTTGGAGCTGCTAACGCTACACCGCAAACAGCGGTAGTATCAGAAGGTCAGTTAGTTATTTTAGGTGCAGGAGGCATTACAGGAACAAGTAGTTTTGTCTCTCTTGGTGGTTTAAAATGGGAACCTGAGGATGTGGCGGCCGCAACTTACACAGAACTAACTGTTGCAGATGGCATTTGGACGGAACAGACCGTAACAGCCGCATCATATACAGAATTAGATAGGCAGGCGTCAGCATAATGGCAGATACAACAACAACAAATTTATCGCTTACAAAACCAGAGTTAGATGTTTCTACTAATTGGGGTCAGAAACTTAATGCTAATTTAGATGCTCTTGACGCAATTTTTAGCGGTACTGGTACAGCTGTATCTTTGAACATTGATGGCGGGGACATTGCCTCCGCCGTCACCATTAATAAATCACCTGTCATTACACTAGGCGGCGATCTTACAGGTAATGTCACACTTACTAATTTAGCTAGTGCAACTCTTACAGCGACCATAGCAGCTACATCTGTAGAAAACTCAATGTTAGCTGGTTCTATAGCTAACTCTAAATTAAGCAACTCATCTATTACGGTTGGTGCTGGTGCGAGTGCTTCTGCCATATCTTTAGGTGGCACTCTTACATTTGCAGGAACTTCTAACGAAGTAGAAGTAGCAGAAAGTTCAGGAACAATAACTATTGGCCTACCAGCAGCCACAGAGATTACAACTTCTCTAGGCGTAGGCGGCGGATCTACAAACGGTGTTGTTATAGAACAAGGCGCAATAAAAATAAAAAATGGTGGCGCACAATCACATATAGACTTTTATTGCGAAAGTAATAACGCACATTATTTAAGATTACAAGCACCTGCTCATGCAAGTTTTAGTGGTAATCCTACTGTAACTTTACCAGCCACAGCAGGTACGATTGCTTTAACATCTGGTGACATTACAGGTAATGCGGCCACAGCTACGGCGTTAGCAACCGCAAGAACCATTCAAGGAGTTTCCTTCGATGGAACGGGGGACGTTGATCTGACAGAATCCATACAAGACGTCGTGGGTGCTATGGTTTCTGGTAATACAGAAAGTAACATAACTGTCACATACGATGATTCTGACGGTACGTTAGACTTTAGTGTTACAGGTGGTGGCTCATCAAGTGAAGCATTTAAAACAATATCTGTATCTGGTCAAAGCGATGTAGTCGCAGATGCAGCAGCAGATACGCTTACTTTAGTAGCTGGATCTAATATGACCATCACCACAAACGCTAGTGGTGATGAAATCACATTTGCATCATCCGGCTCTGGCGGAAGTCAAAATTTATTTTCAACGATTTCAGTATCAGGTCAATCTGACGTAGTTGCAGATTCAACGACAGATACGCTTACGCTTGCTGCTGGTAACAACGTCACAATCACAACGGATGCAAGCACAGATACGATTACCATAAATTCAACTGCTTCTGGCGGCGGTTCTGGTGGCAGTTCTACGCAGTTTGCTAAGAATACATTTACTGGAGATGGCAGCACAACAGACTTTACATTGACACAATCTATGACTTCAGAAGATGGTCTAATTGTATTTATCGATGGCGTGTATCAAGCAGATAATGTTTATTCAGTCTCATCAAGCACCCTTTCTTTTGCAACTGCACCTGTCAACGGTAGAGTTATAGAAGTCTTTCAATTAGAAGGCGGTATTGTAGGTTCTGCTCCTGTAGTAGATACAATGACAGGAGATGGTTCAGATACAACTCTGACTTTATCAATTACACCAATATCAGAGAATCAAACTTTTGTAACTTTTGACGGTGTTGTCCAACACAAAGGAAGTTACAGTTTATCATCCAACGTGATCACGTTTGGTACAGCACCACCAACAGGCGTAGCGGTAGAATGTATAACTTTTACAAATGTAACAGCAGCGACAGATTCAGTCGTTGATACCTTTACTGGAACTGGATCACAAACTGCTTTCACGCTTTCCAGGCAGCCTTTGACAGAAAACAACACGCTAGTTTATGTGTCAGGTATTTATCAAGACAAATCAACTTATTCAATCAGTTCAAGTACACTAAATTTTTCTACTGCTCCAGCAAACGGAGTATCTATAGAAGTTGTATCAGCAGTAGCAGCTATAACTAATAGTGCTACTTTGTTGGTTGATGCAGACTCAGATACAAAAATACAAGTTGAAGAAAGTTCTGATGAGGACACTATAAGAGCAGATATATCTGGCACAGAAATCTTTACCCTTTCTAAAGAAGGAGTCAATGCAGATGCAACGCTTACTATCAAAGGAACAAACCCTACTTTAGTTATTGGTGATGGTGGAGCAGAAGATACAAAGATTGTTTTTGACGGTAATGCACAAGACTTTTACATTGGGCTAGATGATTCTGCTGATGATTTAATTATTGGTAAAGGCTCTACTGTTGGTACAACCCCTGCTGTTGTTATTGATGAAAACTTAAATGTTGGGGTTGGCTGCACAGACCCACAAACTCCTTTAGAAATTGATACAAGCACAGCAAACTATCGTATTCAATTTACGCATACAAGCGGTCAAAATCAGATTAAAAGTATAGACAGCGACCACTCTACAATGCGTGCTTTATTTTATGATGCAGCACAGCATATTCATCAAGTTTCTGGAACAACAGCACAAACCATAGACTCAGCAGGTCATGTAACTAAACCTTTACAACCATCAGTCCATGTGGAATTAGCTAGTCCGCAAAATAACATACCTGTTAGTACAAACCAAACAGTACACTTTAACAATGAAATTTTTGATGTAAATGGCGACTTTAATACAAGCACTTACACTTTTACTGCTCCTGTTACAGGCAAGTATTTATTTACAACTAGTATAAGAATGGAAAACACTCCTACGGACTTTACTTATTACTATCTTTATTTAGTCACAAGTAACGGTAACAGGTGGGGTGATATTTTAGGAAACGGTTCTGCACATTTTAATTCTGCTCCTACCTATAACACCATGAGATTCGCTTGTGTAGCCGATTTAGATGCTAGTGATACGGCTTATGTTAGGATTTATCAAAGTGGCGGCACAGCACAAATGGATATAGATTCAAACTCAAATTTTTGTATTCAACTACTAAGTTAGAAAACGAGGTAAAATTAATTATGGCAAAACTAACAATAACAATAGAAATAGACGATACCGACCAACTTGTTTTAAAAAATGATTTGTTAGATATTGATGCTTGGGCACAAGCAGCTATGACAGGAAAAATAAATAACTGTTGGAAGCGTATGCAGTCTGAGTGGACTACTAAACTTATGAATGATGAATCTTTTACAGATTCTATTCCAAGTAACAAAGCTGACTTTGTAACTTTAGTTACGGGCAGAAGTGACTATAAAGACAGAACAGCTAGAGACACAGAGGAAACTTCCTAATGGCATTAACTAAAGTAGATCAAACAATGGTAAGCGACCAAGTATTTGGTCGTAGGAATTTGTTTATAAACGGAGATATGCAAGTCGCACAAAGAGCCACTTCAGCTACAGGGCAAACAGGCACAGGGTTTCATACAGTAGATAGATGGGAGTTTGTGGCTAGTAGTGCGGGAACTTGGGATATTTCACAAAGCACAACTGTTCCTACGGGAGAAGGCTTTGCCTATTCACAAAAACTAGATTGCACAACAGCAGATTCTTCGTTGGGTTCAGGAGATTATTTAATCTGGCGACAAAAAATAGAAGGTATAAATTTACAACATCTTAAATATGGAACATCCTCTGCTGAGAAACTTACTTTGTCCTTTTGGGTTAGGTCAGCAAAAACAGGAACATACATAGTTGAGTTTTACAATAATAATTCAGCAGGAATAAAACTACAATCGCAAAGCTATACGATAAGTTCTGCCGATACTTGGGAAAAGAAAACTATAACTATAGATGGTGATACTGCACTAGCTTTTCAAAATACAACAGATGGTGAACTCTTAATGTATTGGTGGTTAGCAGCAGGGTCTAATTATTCTGGGGGCGGTTCTTTAAATAACTCTTGGAACTCAAGCGTAGCAAATAACACTAGAGCAGTAGGAGTAGTGAACTTAGCGGATAGCACATCAAACGATTGGTACATAACAGGCGTACAACTAGAAGTAGGCGGCAACGCTACACCTTTTGAACATTTGACCTTTGATGAACAAAGTAGCTTATGTAAAAGGTATTATCAACAATATTCAGGTTTTCATGCTATGGCTATGTGGACTTATGGTAGAAACAATGGATCTTGTCAATTTGTGTTAGAAAAAGAAATGCGATCTCAACCATCTTCTAGTTATTCAGGCAGCCTTTCTGACACAGGAGTATCTAGCGGAACAGCAGGAGTATATGAAGCTGATTGGGTAGCCTTTAGCTCTTTAACTTTATCTCCAACGAGTCATGAATCTGGGAACTCTAAAATGATTAGGTTGGACACATTACATCCAGCTAACACTTTTGCTTCTAATAATGTTGCGGTAGGAATTTATTTTAGTGATACTTTTTATTTAAAATTTGATGCGGAGTTATAGATGGAAGGAGTAATGAATATTACAGCAGCTAAATATTACAAATCTCCAAATATGACAGGAGATGCTAGTACGATAAAAGCTACAATAGATGGACAAGAATTATTTGTACCAATGGTAGAAAGTAACAGACACTACAAAGCTATATTAGCTTGGGTTGAAGCAGGTAACGAAATAGAGCCAGCAGACTAATGTTTGGTATATCCGCCTTTTCTCAGTCGCCTTTTGCGTCATTAGGTGGAACCGCTGCACGAGTAGAAATATCAGGTGTAGCTGCACAAGCCCTTCTATCTGATCCTTCAAATGCGGTTAATGTAACGATAGATGGCGAAGCAAACGTAACGCCAAGCGGTCAAGCGGGTACGTCAGCGGTAGCTGGTGTTGGTGTTAACGCACAAGCAGTTGCTACTTTACCAAGTCTTGCAGGTTCAGTAGGTTCGGTAAGCGTAACCACCGACGCTGAAGCTAATGTAGTTCCATCAGGTCAAGCAGGAACTTCTGCGTTAGGCGGAGTAGGTATTGTAGCCGGTGGAGACATTGGAGTTGCAGGACTCGCAGCTACAGGAGCTGTTGGCACACCTACGTTTGATGCTGAAGCTAACGTAACGGTCACAGGTCAAAGCGCTACTTCTGCTATAGGCACGGTAGCTACCGATGCAGAGGCAAACGTCACGCCAGCGGGTCAAAGCGCTACAGCAGCTTTCTCTGCTCCGGGCGTAAACGC